AACTATAATACTGCGCTAGGCTCAAATACAGTATGTACTAATTTTAGTGGAACAATTACTATTGGTTATGGTGCTGCTGCTACTGCATCAAATCAATTTGTAGTAGGTTCATCTTCTACGAATGCAGGTTCAGTTGCTACAGAATCAAACACCTCTTCTAAAGTATGGAATGTAGTAATCAACGGAGTAGCAAGAAAAATATTATTAGCTTAATAAATAAAATAAATATATTATTATGGAATTAGAATTAACAATAGAACAAATAGCAAAATCAGTATCAGCAGCATATGATAGTGTTAACCTATTAAATGAGTTAAAAGCTAAAGAGACTTTGACTGAAGAAGAAACATCTACTATAACTCGTAATGAAGAGCACATTAGAATTATGTTAGCTAAAGAATGGTTTACAAATGCATTAACTAAAGCACAAAAAACTGAATTATTAGCAATATGAAAGTAGAAGATGCAAAACAAGTAATTGAACAGGCTTTAAATCAAGCATTTCTTAAAGGTGCGTATAGTTTACAAGATGCAGCACTTATAACCGAAGCATTAAAGGCTATATTCACAGAACCTAGAATAGAAGTAGTTCAATAGAACTTAGAAACTTATATTTTATTAGGATGAGTCTAGTGACTTAAGTATATAATAATTAGTATAATTGTGTATAGAGATATTAGTTAACTCTAGTGTACCTAGAGTTAACTCCTAATTAAAATCTAATTCAATATCGAAATCAAAATATGCAAAGGTTGCAGTAAATGTAGTAAAATCAGGAGTTCCTGCACTATATGAAAGCTTGAAACCATTTTGTGCTTTTAGAACAGGTCTTTTAAATACTACAGAAGAAACTAAATATCCTTCATTATCAAGTAGAGATAATCTCATTGGTGAAAATGTAGGCTGATTACGATTTGAAAAATCTAGATATTTCTTAGCGTTTTCTAAGAAGATAAAATAGTTTAAGTAAGCATCAGTTAATTTAAAAGTAACTATAAATTCACGAGTAGTTAAATCAACTACTTGCGTAGCATTTTTAAAGTCCTGTTTCTTACCAAATAATCGAGTCTGAACAGTAGGCTCCATTGTCCAGCCTGGAAAATCAATTGATTGTATAGTAGATGACATAAATTCATCTATTGTATCATATGGAAGTATTAAACTTTGATAATACTTCTTGTATTTTTCTTTAATCTCAGCAGAAAAGAAATCAGGTGGAAAACTAAATATAAATCCGCTTTGTCTTACGTTAAGTAACATTGATTATCTTATTATTTTAACTTTTAATTCATTAGTGCCTTTTATTAAACGATGCCATTGTCCACATTCAATAAAAATAACTGAATTTAATTCCTTAGGCAATTCATTTTCTAATTGTATCTTCCAATCAGTTTTTTCAATAGCGACGATCATTCTATCTTCATTATCTCTATGCCATTTAAGTTCAATTGGATCAATATATTCGTTAAAGGTTCTGATTACAAAATCATCTGTTTCAATATCTAAATATATCATTTTTTAGCTTTTAATTTTTTGACAACTGATTTTATTTCTGGATCCTGATTAAGTATTAATTTTTTAGCAACTTCTACTGCTTCTTTAGCTGCAGATATTCCCATCTTTTTATTTTCATAATTGAATATCACATTATACTCGCCTTTTTTACCAGTGCCTCGAGTTCTGCCAAATCCAGTATCGTCTCCAGCAAGAGTTTGTAGTTCCAATGCAATATGTTCTATTATGTGACCTAACCAAGTTCCTCCTTTTACTCTTGAAAAGAATCCTCCTTTTCTTCCTACTGAACATCGATGTGCATTCATTGAAGGAAGATATTTTTTGATATTTTCATAGAACTTAGGAATATTTGCTGATGAAAATTCTTCCCATCCACCTAAATCAAACACCATATGTACAAGCTTGTCCTTTGGGTAGTCCCATTTATTTTTACCCTCAATTGTTTTAATTGATACTATCGTTAATTCGCTAATACTCGGCAAATCTTTGTTAGTCTCATGTTGAGTAGCTTCAAATACTCTATATGTCATTAAATATTTCATTACCAAAATCCAGGATAAGTTTTTCCGCCCCAAAGATGAGCATATCGATTTATTCTACATGCCCAATAACCAGCAGTAGTTCGATCTTTTTTCTCAGCACAGTTATGTCTAGCAGCAAATGATTTTCTAGCTTTAGGATCACTTACTTTTGCAGTTAATCCACCATGTACATCTCCAAAAGCAATCTTCATTACTCTTCCAGTTTTAGGATTCTTTACATACACATGATACTTCTTCTTTTTTCCTCCACGCCGAGGATAGTTTAATTTAACATCAGTCTCTTCAAATATCTCTAACTCTTCTAATGGAAGATCAAGTGGAACTACTTCTCCATTGAAATAATCAGTTAATCCAAGATCAGTTGATTCAAATAATTGCTTGTCTAATCTCCCTAATTCTAAATACCCATCATAAAATCTATCTCGAGCTTCGCATAATAATATAATGTGAGCATTTGAACCAGGTCTAAATACTGATTCGGCAATACTATTATTATTATCTATATGATATTTAAGATTTTCAGAAATCTTGCCTTCACCTATAAATTGACTAAAACTTGTTATTCGTGTTTTCATATTAATTATTTATTCAATCGGTGGATAATCTTGGTCAATCCATGTATCATCTAACAGTGTTTCATCAGATCCAGTAGTTTCACGAAAATTAAATTGTTTAATTGTATTACCTTTATACATCTTAGAGTGATCATCGAAACTAGGAAAGTAAGTTTCCATATTTAAGTCAAGTGAAATACTTACAGTATTTGTCTCAGTATAAGTAAAAGTATAGGCTTTGGTAAATGCAGCAGAGTCAGGCATAGTAATTTGTGCTGGAACCCTAACTCCTCTAAATTGAAAGTATTTTACTTGGCTCTTATAGTAGAAATCAAACATTTTTTCCATTATCTTAAATGTCTTGTTAATATTATCACTTTCTATTTTAATATTAAATACAAGAGTCATAGGTAGAGTAAATAATCTAGCTGAGAATGCTTTTAATACTTTTTGATCATTTTCATCACGAGTTTCTTGATTAAAGGTACCTCGAACAAATTTATTAGTGTTATCTAATGGTTTTATAGCAAATGAAGAGAGTGTAACAATTCCTCTAGGTAACTGTTCATAATTTCCTTCTGCATGGTTAGGATAGAGACAATCTGTTGGTAATTCCATAAAGAAATCTTTCATAAATCCTTCATCTCCTCCAAAATTATAGAAGAATGGAACTGGGTGATCTTCAATTTTTCCATCTCTGGTTAATTGAATAATTATTTGTCTATTCAAGAGATCTAGGACAGTCAGTGTTGCATTCCTAAGAAAAATGTCTTGTACATTTTCGTTTCTAACGTTTTCATTATTTGTAACTTTCATAATATTATCTGTTTTTAGCGATATATGGTAAATTAATTTGAGGTCTACAATTATCAATTAAGACTAACATTGATTCGTCCTTTAAGAACTGTTGACTTAGGATAAAATCATGTTCCTCTTCTCTTAGCATAGTATTAAAGATTCGAAGATTAGTAATTAATAATTTAGAACTAGGTAATCTATAATTTTGAGTAAGGTCAAATGAATCTTGTGTAAATGATGAAGATGTAGCCAAGACTCTAATAAAATTAGTATGATTTATAATATCACTAGGATCATCTTTTATCTGATATACGTATGCTCCACATTGCTTAAATTCATTTGATGCTGAAATTATAATAGCGTGCCATACTCCACTAATAAAATTATTAATAATATAGTTTTTAACTTGTGAATTTATCTTTACTGTAATAGTTAAGTCTCCCGCAGGCGCAGTTGAATTATATCGATTGAATATAGCAGATATCCTAATTCCAGCTTGGGTATCATCTTCATATCCATCAATAAAACTAATTGATTCAGAAGTACTTGGCACATTAAATAGGCATGTAAATGATAGATTCCTATTAGTAGTATCATTAAACTTAGGAAGAGCAGTATAGATAATTGCAGATTCTCGTAATTTAAAACTTGCAGTATCAACCGCTCCTGAAGTATCAATTAAGATATCTCTTTGATCAGTTAATGCAATATTTCGATATGCTTCAATTCTAATATATCGACCCGATCCACTGGTACCAATATGATTTTCGATTGTATCAAATGGCCCTCTTACTTTACAATACATAGTAGATAAACCGCTAGTATTCTTATCATGTGTAACAAGTCCTCCATTTTTCCAAGTAGTAAATAAGTCACTGCCTTGATATGCAAGGATAACTTTATTAATTGGTGCAGGAGTTTTATCTAAACTTGGTAAACTTACGACTTCTTGACTTGTTGCAAGTAGAGGTACATCAGTTGTTATATTAGTAACAGTATCGACTACTGAAATATTACTAAGATCATAATAGTTTTCTATTAAAGGAGCAAAGTTAAATGTATATTTCAAAGGTCGTTGAGTTATATCAGGATGAATCTCTTTTCTAGAAGAATCAAAGGTTGTACTTATTTTACTATATTGTGATGGCATAGTAGCATCCTTAATATCATCTAGTACTTCTTCACTAAAAAGTTGATCTGCACTTAGGATAACGTTATCTAGGAAACTTCGAGTTTCGTCCAATAATAACATATCGATATTTGGATTGTATTTTTTAAGTTGAATCTTCCAAAAGACCGGTGCCATCATAAATCCTCTATGTAAGAAAGATCCCTGTATTTCAAACATTCTATTCAATAGTGGAAAATATAAGAAATCCCTTTTTCTAGGTTCAGAGTTTGTTCCAAATATCGATTGAAAATATTTATGATCGATTTCAACTTCAAAAGGTAATTGAAAATCCATTCCAAATTCAGAGTATTTTGGTGCATTACTCGGAAAGATATTTCCATTTACCATTACTTTAATACACTTACGATCTATGTTTTTGTAGACAGTCCACTCTTTAAATACATAGTCTCCACTATTTGAATCAGGAAGAGTCCTAAAATAGATAACTTGATGTCCATATAATTGATTAGTAAAGAAAGATATTTCCTGATACATGCCAATTGCACTATCAACTGCATATGGTCTAAAACTAGGATCTCTATTTTGAATAATTGAAGTACACTGTTCATCACTACATATTAATTTAGGAGAATAGGTATTTGCAACTGGTGCAGATTGTCTGAACCTTAATTTAACTTCATTGATTTCAATAGGGGTAGATAATTCACTATTTGTTCCATCATCATATTCATACTTGACTTCAAAGTAGAAATCTGTACAGTCTTCTAGGAAGATGTGTGCAGCGTCTCCTAAATTTCCAGGAGCGACTACATACCATAGTGACCAGTCTAATCTATTTCTAGAATATCTAAATTGTCGAGTAAGCTTAGTTAAATCCAGAGTATTTGGCATTTCGATAACTAGATCTTCAACAAAATCAGTAAATTCTAGAATATCACATATTGGATCGACTGTTGAAAATATCCTAAAATTTTGATTAAATGTCAGGGAATTATTCTGAGGATCGATTAATAATTTTACAGTTGTATTAGCCATTAAGATAAAAGCTTATTTAGTTTATTTATTTTAGTTTTTGAACTAAACTAGTATCTACGTTATAGTAAAATAAATAATAAAAAGATGTATGGTCTTGAGAAATAAACAAATACTGGATCCGTTTTGGATAACTAAAGGATCTTACATAGATTCAGAATATTTTAATTATATTTTACTTGATGCAAGTCAAAAATATAAGATTGACTTAGAGGAAGGTATGCTCGACCATTTTTATGAGATATTTTTCCATAGTTTAAATTTAAATAACTTAGCAGTTGATGGAAGTATATTTGATTTTAAAATGCATCCTATTTTTAGGAATGATAGAATAAAGGAAATTAGCAGAGAGCTTAAACAAATTTATTCTAGAAAAGCAGATGTTGTTGAGATATTTAGAAATGCAAATTACGTATTCTTAAATCTTATCTTAGATTATATGGATCTTCAGTTGGATATACTAGATAATATTAATTTCTTTTACCTAAATGAGATGATTCATGAGCAACCTGAGATTTTTCTAGTTATTAATCATGCTGGAAATAAGAAGTATTCTATCTGGAAAATAAAAGATGACCCTCGTAAAAATTTCGGATATTCATTCAAGCGAATAAAATCGGTTACTATTAACGAAGTTAAAGAGAATGCTCTTAGAATAGAATTAGATAAACTGGACGAGCCTGAATTAGAGAATATGAAAGAATATAAGAATGTATGCTTCGCTGTCTTAGAGGGTCCTCCTGAAAAAATGGTAGCGAATGTTATTAAAGATATTATTCTATTGAATAAAGGTATAGCAAAAGGCATTGAATTTGAATCAAATATAATTAGTGAGCTTTATGGGCTCATTTCATCTGAAAGATTAATGCCTTTTACCTTAAATCAATGGATGGACTAAGATATTATTTAAGGTTCAGTATACCAATTAGTTCCATCAGAGATAAATGTTCGCTTTGTATATAGTGTACTAGGGAAGGGATATCCGTCGCCATATGATCCACTGTATTGATTTATAGTGTCGCCTGCAATTCCACCACCAGGGTTATAACTATATACGAATAGGGCTGGTGATCCAGTATTAGATATTAACTGAAGGCATATTGATCGACCTGTATTTAGAAAGGCAGAAGGTAATCTAATGCCAAATATAGTTTCTGAAGTATCAGAAAGTGCCACATCTGCTGTCATAAATACTATATGATCAGTACCTTGTATACTCGGCGGGGTGAATGGACTAGGCGGTGGCCCAGGACCAAAGTAAACAAACTTTGTATTCAACGTTCGAGTTTTACTAAATACTGAACTATGTGTAGTATGTGAACCATCTACCTCAAGTGAGTCACTCATTTTAGTTTTACCGAAAACATGTAAGTTAACTGCTGGATCTGGCGAGCTTGTCCCTATACCGACCGTTCCTTCAATTATTGCACCATTAGTAGGCGCATTAATAGTATCATACCCAGAGCCAATTGAGGCATTTCCAGATATTGTTAAATCAGAAGTAGGATCAATATCACCGATTGATATTTTACCGATTACATTTGTATTACCGATTACATAAGTATCATCTTTTATTAAGACTCCAGTAACACCTGCATTTGAATCAAGCATAAATAGCTCTCTTCCATCTAATCGAGTATATGTACTATCATAATTATATGCTAGTCCTATATTTGCGCCTATTCCACTACTAGTAAGTGCGAAACTTATTCCATCTGTAACAACATGAGCTAGATTAGGAAGTTCAACATGGGCTTCAGCTGAACCGATATGCATAGTTAATTCATCTCGAACTATAATAGTAGGATCAGGATCCTGTTTATTTACTTTGGGTGTAATAAAATTAAATACTCCATTTTGATCAATATCTCCTAGAATAAATGGTTCAGGTATAGATAACGAGAATTGCGCAGTATTAATCCAAGTGTTAGTAGAAGACAATATTGGAGTTGATCGATATTCTTTAAAGAATTTAACTTTAAGATTATGCTTAATATTACTAAGTAGAACATTTGTGCCATTATTATATAGTGAGCCTAGTTCAATATGATATCTACCTAGAGAAGCATTTACTGATGATTGTGAATCAGAGTGATTTGGAAAAATACTTATTAACGAATTATATAATGTATTAGGAGAAAATGATGGATCTAATGGAAGGTCGAATGCTGTATTCGTTTCATCAAAATTTGTTAAAAATAATGAATTATTAGATGAAAAATTCGTTGCTCCTCTAGAAGAATCATTTCCAGCAGCACGTTGTAGGAATGTAATAAATCTAGGGTCTTCAGTAGTTGTACCTAAGCCTAAGTTTTTAACAAAAGGTGATCCATTTAATGAAAGATAATTACTAATAATTGTTGACAGGCTTACTTCTAATACCCAAATAGAAGTAGCTGAATCCCATTGCCATACATCAAAATTAACATTATCTAAATATAGATCTCCATCAAGTAATCCAACAAAAGTATGTGTATTTGGATCATTTGAATCAACCCACCAGGTAGCACCACGAATTCCCTGGGTTCCAGTTAAACCTATCGGGCCAGGAGGTCCGATTGGCCCAGTTAGACCAATCGGTCCAGCTGTACCTATTCCTAGTTCAAGGAGTTTATTAAAATTGAAGTTTAATTTTTCACTACTTATCTCCTGAGGATCAGATGGAAAAATTTCTTTTAAGTTTATTCTAATTGGCATATTAGATGAATTTAATTTTTATCTTAGGACTAACTGATAAACCTGAACCTGCTTGTTTATTAAAGCTGAATTTAAGTATCAGTTTGTCTTTTTTATTTATTTGCACTGATTTTAATATATCATAGCCTTGTGCAAAGCGCTGACTGTCTGTTAAAAAGTTGAATTCTATTCCATTTGGATTCGATGTACTTTGAGTATTTGTTGCAGATATTGAAGCATTTGATTTTGCATAAAATTCATTTACATTAATATCGTACACTTTTAAAATATTTAGTTTTATGTATTGTTTAACATAATCTGTAATATTATTAAAATTCCCAATATACTTATTATATGTATATGTTGAATCCACTAGCGTATTTGATAGATATTCATTGAATTTAACACTTATTCCATCATTAATTAAGAATCTAGTTAATGTATTATTTAAATTAATAATTCCAGTTAAAGAAGATGGTGTTTCTTTAATCACCAATTCACGATTAGAAATATCTACTTTATCTAAATCCATGGTTTCATCAATTATATAAAATTGAGATAGATCATTTTTATCAAAATAATCTAATTCAATATATTCTGGCAAGTTTATTAATTTTGCTAAGAATGAATCATCTTCCTCTATTCGTAAAGCACCTGACACAGGATCTTTTTTAGATTTAGTTGAATACTTATGGTGGAAGCCCCAATCCCAATTACCTTTAAGAAGAAAATAATCAGATTGGCCAATAGCTACTTCATCAAGTTTAGGATAGATCGGTAAATAAGTATCATCTGATTCAAGTTCTAATATTTGACTATCTGCTACTTTAATGTGATTAAAGTTTGGAAGAGTCATTAATGAATCAATTAGTGAATTAAATTTAATATTACTTAATGAAATATCATTAATCTTATTATTTTTAAATATAAAATTGCTTTGATAAATTGAATAGTTTCGAATAACGGGTTCATATTCTCCCTTATATCGATTAACTTCATATTTCAATGGAAGATCGGCAACCTCATAATCTGTACCAATATCAGATTTCCCTGAAAATTGAGTAGGTATTTTTGCAGTATTATTAGTTATTAATTGATTTTTTTTCTCAATATGTGATACATCAAGTATTTCTAAATAGAAATTAGGATCAGTATTTAGTGTACTAATTCCATTAACGATTGAATATGAAGAATATTCAATAATTGGATATTTAGTTGATGGAGTCTGTTCATTTACGTATTTTTTAAATTTAGCAAATGATATTTTCTCAAATAATTTTTCAAAATATTTTTCTCCGCCTGTCATTACTTTAAATACATAATAATTATCAATGATTGAAAGTATACTATATGGAATTGATCCAATTAATGAGACTGGGATAGTTGGAGAAATAACACATAATGTATATAATGAAGTATCATAATGTAAATATTCATCAGTTGCTCCATCGAAGATATTAATTAATTTGCCAGCTGTTCCTGGGATACCTGCACCATTTGGAAGAAATCCTAGTTTTGAATCAATAAAAATATTAAGACCGCTAGAAATATCTTTAATAAAAATGACAGTTGACTCAGTTGGATTAATAAGGTCATCAGATAGTATACCCGGATAATTAGGAGTATTTATGTTATTTAATCGACGAATCGTATTATTCGCTGAATCAACACCACCGCTAATATTTAATTTAGACGCCATTCGAATATTAGAAAAAGCATCCAGGTAATTATTATATTTTTTATTTTTTAGTGAATATAATAAAGTATGGGTTAAATTGGATACACCATCAGTTAATTTCTTTTTTGCTTTACCTGAGGCAATTAGAGTTAACGGAATATTTTGGATAATATAACTGAATGTGTTATTATCTATTTTAGTTATTATAAATTGACCTGAATAAGTAGGAACACTTGATTCAATTATAATAGTATCACCCGTTGAATATCCATGAGAAGCAAGAGTTGCACTAACAGTAGTTCCACTACATACTAATGATACAGTTTCGAAGCTAGTATACTGAGTATTAAAACTTATTCGATAGTCACCATTAATAGTATCAAATAATCCAGTTGGATTATTTGTAATAGGATCTGGTGTA